CCGCCGTGCCGGTGCCGCTCTTGGTGCCGCCGAGCATGTCCTTGGTGCCGTTGGCGGCGGCGGCCGGCGTGATCGTGATCTCCGCCAGCAGCGGGTTCGCAGCCGCGGACCCGAGCGCGGTGGCGGCGGTAGCGGGCATCGAGCCACCGTACAGGCGCAGCTTGGGGTTCGTGCCCCAGGCTGACGAGATCGCGTCGAGGCGGGAGTTCTTGACCGGGGTGGAGGTGGTGATCGCCATGAGAAGGTCCCTGTCAGGTTAGGGGCTTGTAGTCGAGCCCGACGAGATTGAGGTGGACCGTCTCGCCACCATCGAAGGTGTCGAGCACGAAGCTGTCCCGACGACCAGGGTCATAGCTGAAATCGGGGAAGATGCCACCTGGCGTTCTGGTGCTCGGCGGCCAACCTTCCAGGGTCCAGTGCCCGAGGCCGTTCTGCTCGACGTACACCTGGATGCGCGCACTCGTGCCGGCTGGCGGCACGTTAGCGTATTCGATCGTGTGGACGTGCTGGTCGAGGACGAGCAGGAAGGTGTTCGCCTGCTTCAGGTCGAGGACGATCTTGCCCTGGTCGATCGGCACGACGATCTGCTTCAGCAGGAAGGCGCGGTCCACGCCCCACGTTCCCGGCCGCCCGACGTTCACCACGACGCGCGAGAGCGCGGGGGATGCCTTGGCGGCCGGGACCTGCCTGACCCTCGCGACGACGGTTGCGGAGACCACCTCAACCATTCGGGGACACGCCCTTCGTCAGCTCCAGGTTGATGATGTGCGTGACCATATCTTGGTCGCCCGTCAAGGTCAGAAGCACATCCCCGCTGTACGCGCCCTCCTTGCCGTCGAAGCCGCGGCGGTCGAGCCGCTGCACGATCGTGGTGCCCTCGATCGCGCACTCCAGGACGATGCTCTTGCGCTCGCCCTTGTCCTTCAGGACCGTGACGGCCTTCGCCCCAGCCAGGTTGGCCGGGGCGATGTCGAGTGGCAGCTCCAAGTACCAGTCCTCGTTGGTCCGGTGCTTGACGTTGAGCAGCAGGTAATCGACCGGCTTGACGCCACCGCTCATGGGTCGATCCTCACACTATCGGGCCTGTCGGCCACGAAGTTTTCCTTGAAGCCTGCTGCTGCCGGCCGCCTCACCTTCAGCTCGGGCGGGACCGGGCGGGTGATCGTGCGGTCACCGATCATGAAGCGGTCGATCTTCTCCTGGCCCGGCGTGACCAGGTTCAGCAGGTACTCCAGCGGATTGCAGGCGGAAGCCGGCTTGGTCCAGGCGTAGGCTTCCCCATGCGGCGCGTTCACGGAGGTCGGGATCTCCATGATATAGCCGTCGTAGCCGAGCGGGCCGAAGCCGGGTTCGAAGGTCTGCTTGATCGGGATGCGCAGGCCCGAGCTGTATTCCATGTAGCCCTTGACCGTGATCTCGCAGTTGTCCCGGCGATCGACGACGCGCGCGATCTGGACGGGGTCGCCGCCCTTGACCTGCGTGGTCAAGATGTAGCGCTCCTTCTCCGAGACCGGGTACTGTCCCCGGAAGGTCCAGGAGCCGACCAACGCCCCCATGGACGCGAAGAAAAAGACGCCCAACAGGAAAAGGGTCCGCTTCATCGCAGTCTGCATTATCCGCCACCCGTGAAATACTTGATAAGCTTGAGCACCGATCCGGCGAGCTTTTGTATCTGCTCCCCAGCTAGCGAAACCGCTGCTAGGCCCGCCAGAAACGCTCCCACCGACCACTTGATCCCGCGCCAGAGAAGCAAGACGGCTCCGAATACTTTCAGCGACAGTTTGAACCGGTCGAGATCCTTCTCTTCCAACGAAGTCAAAAGCTTCACGCCCCGGTTGAACAAGGCGATCTCTTCCCGATCCATGCGGATCAGGATCTCTTGAAGGCTCGGGTGCATCTGATCGAAGGTGAAGCGCGGGATGCGCTCCCCCCTCGAAAACGGGCCGTGTTCCCCTCCAGACAACACGTCGCGGTCCGGCTCCCGGTCCTGAAGATCCGGTTCGGGGATCGATCCCCTCTCGCGTCCGCTCATCCATCATGCCCTCGCTCGAACCGCCTTGGTTACCGCAGAGGACGGGGGTCGCTGAACCACTCCCGCAAGTTTCTCTTTGGTCTGCTGCCAGGCAGTGACACCCGCAACAGCACCAGCTGGAGCGAGAGCAATACCGAGCGACGGGCCATTGTCCATCAAAGTTGTCAGACCTGACCACTGCTTGGAGATGATGCCGTCGATTGCCGCTGCGACAATCGCTAGGCCGTATGCGGCTGTAACACCTCCTACCGCATACATATTGAACGGACGAGCCCAACGCTGGAACCTGTCTCCAGCGGTGATCTCGGCCCGCATGGTCGAGTTGATCTGCTCGATCTCGACCTTGCGGACTTCGGCTTGCAGAGCCAGCAGCTCGTCGCGCTGGTTGCGCTCGAAGGCAACGACCTTCGAGAGGGCTGCGGGATCGCTGTCGATCGCCGCGCCGATCGCCTCGGGCGTGGCCGGCACGTCGAGCAGGCCGCCGACCGCGGTGGCCACGGTGGCCACGACGGTGCCGACCGGGCCGCCGATCAGGCCGCCGACGATCGGGGCACCGGCCGTCACCAGCTTGGCGGCCAGCGGCCCCCAGTCCACGCTCGCAACGACACCGCTGACGGCCTTGCCGAACGCGCTCATGCCTCACCTCCCGTCGCCGCGGCCTCGACCAGGAGAGCGTGCCCGCGCTCCTGCTTCGCCCGGATGAAGTGGATGGCGATGAGGATGAGAATGAGGCAGATCCCGATGCCGACGATGACGAGCCCCCAGCTGGTCGCGCTGTCGGCCGCCGCGGGCAAGCCTGCCGCGCCGCCGCCCGCCGCCACAGCGCCGGCCTGGCCCTTCTTGACCTGGGCGTCGGCGGCCTTGGCCTCCTTCACCAGCTCGGCTTGGATCACGGGCGGGGCGAGGCCAGCGGCGGCCATCGCCATCTTCAGGCTGGCCGCCTCGCACCGGGCGACGCGCGCGAGCCAGCCCTTGCCGAAGGTCTTGAAGGTGGACAGGCCCCGGTAGAACGAGGTGCGCTTGGCGGCGATGGCCGTGATGCGCGGCTTCACGTCCATGTTGCCGGTGGCCTTCGCGTAGGCCTTGCCGCGGCTCACGCCCGAGTTCACGGACGGATCGAACACGGAGAGATCGACGCCGGCAGGCAATAGGTCGCAGCCTGACGGGCTCCAATACTCGCGACCGTAGATGGCGCGGGCTTCGGCCTCGGTCAGAGCCTGGATATTCAGTGTCGGATGGGATGACGCGGCAATCCCATACTTGGTACCGCGGAGTTCGCCGACGCCGACTTTACCTCCGGTCCAGTTTCCCGGATCGGAGCGGAGCACAGACAGTCCACCTTCCTCTTAGAGGATGAAGGGCAGACAGTTAGCGAGACGTTCCGCGCTGGTTCCCCCGGCCATTCAGCACTTCCTTCGGATCAGTCTCGCCGTACACCTCTTTGTACTGCGATCGGATTACGTTGATGAGCCAAGAACTCGAAGACCCCTTCGACAGCAGAGCTAAGACTTCAAGCTTCTCACGGTCGCTTTCGACGCCGTAAGCCATGATCCCAACCTTGCGCGCCATGGCTTATACCTGATCGTCTGGAAGCTTCAATCCGGCTTGTTCGAGAGCCTGGACCACGGCGGCCGGGTCTTCGGCCGCATCGATCCGCAGGCCCAGCGCGACGCGCTGCAGCTCCAGGGCCTCGCTCTGCTCGGCCATCCCGACGATCATGCCGGCGAGCGCCAGCGCCGGCACGCCGCGCAGCTCGGCTTCCTTCTCGACGAACGACGAGGTGCCGCCGGCCAGCAGGGTCCGGGCCTCGGCGGTCTTGATCGCGTACATGGCGCGCAGCGTCGCCGGCACGCCGTCGCCCTCGGCCTTGGCGACCAGCACGTCGATGACGACCTGCTTCGCCCGCGCCTTCACCAGGTCGAGGTCGTCGGCGGTGGCCCCGTGGATCATGACAGCTGGACCTTGATCGTGAGGGTGGCCGACATGAATGGCCAGGGGTCGAAGCTGAGCACGTAGGTGCCCGGCAGCATCCAGCCGATCTTCATCGGCCCCTTGCCGTCGTGCGTCTGCGATCCCTTGGACGGCCCGGTGAAGGTCACGGTGCAGGCCGGCACCCCGTCGATCGAGACCTCCTGGCCAGGCTTCGGCGTCAGGGTATCGGGTCGGAGGTTGAGCCGGGGCCTGGCGACGAACTGCGGCAGCGATCCCGACAGGTCCACATACTTGTCGAGGTCGTAGAGAGTGGTGATCTCGTTATCGACCAGCAGAACCTTTTCACCCTTGTCGAAAGCTTGTCTCGTAAACCAGACCCCTTGATTTCCAGCTCCAATGACCTTCCCAGTTCCTGGCTCATATCGAACATAAGGCTGCAAGAGCAGCATGTCTGGGTGAGGCTCGGTCACTTGCGCAGCTCCAGTACAAGGATCGTGGTACCGCCAACGGCAAAGGCGTTGGTGTGAACACACGTATAGCTATGGTTCCCTGCTCCGGGTGCGTCAAGCATACCGATAGACATGGACGAGAGATAATACTGCGTGTCGCCGCTACCAGGCCGGAACAGGGCGAAGCTGGCCGAGACGTTCTTGATCGCGCCGCCATCGCGCTGGATCTGGAACAGACCCGTCTGACCCGCTCCGACAGGGCTGTTCATGTACCCGTCGTAGAAGGCCATGATGGCGATGACACCTTCGCCACGGACGTAGAGGCTGCAGCTGGACGAGACCCCGGTGGAGTTACCCCACGACGCCTGAGTACAGGCCGAGCCCTGCATCTTCTCACCACCAACAGTCAAGTTGGCGATCTTCGCGTTCTGGATCGTGGCGTCTTGGATCGAAGCTGAATTGATAGTCGCGGTGCCGATGTAGGCGCCGTTGATGTAGACGCCGCCGTTCGACGCCTTCAGAACCTCGGCGTTGTTCGGCCCACGAATGACAATACCATAGGCCTGCTGGTTCTCGCTGCCCGTAACCCACGGTGAAATGTCCCCGAGCGAGATGGTCTCCCAGCCCTCGTTCGAGAACACACGCATCCGACGCTGGTTACCCCAGAGCTGGAAGCGGTCGGAGCCGATGTTGATCTGCCCGGCGTTGAGGGTGCCGACGCCGATCTTATCGGCGGTGACCTGGTTCGCGCCGATGTTGATCGCCTGGATCGCGCCAGCCGCGATGTTGCCGGCCTGGATGGTCGAGGCCGCGATCTGCGTGGCCGTGACCGTGCCGGTGTTGATGCGCAGGCCGTCGATGATCGTGCCGGCGTAGAGCGCGTTCAGACCGACGTAGCCGTCGAAGGTGCAGAGCAGCACAGCGTTGCCAGACGAGTTGGCAATCGCGGTACCCCAGTCCTGAGTTACCTGGACACTCGTTGTATCCTTGACCCAGTAAAACCAAGTCGTACCTGAGTTCGTAGCATAAGACCCCGCGGCAACAGACCAACCAGACGGACTTCCACTATCGTTAATGTAGCCAACACCGCCCGCGGTCCAGCTGACAACCCGGCTGACCTTGTCTACCGAAAAGGCAAGACCGTGAACCGTAAGACCACGACCACCGACCTTGATGGTGTTCGCAGCGATCGAGTTCGCCGAGATCTTGCCGCCGTCGAGCAGCGCGTTGTTACCGCCGCTCAGCCACGAGTTCAGGGCCTGGCCCGAGTTGCCGAGGAAGATCTTCCCCGCCCCGATGCTCATCGCCTGGACGTGGTCGCCCGTGATGGTACCGGCCTGGATTTTTGCGCCCGTGATCGAGTTGGCCGCGATGGCATCCGCCGTGATCGAGTTGGCGGTCATGTGGACGGCCAGGATCTGGCCGGCGGCGATCTTGTCGGAGTAGATCGAGCCGGCGGCCAGCTTGTCAGTCGTCACCGCCGAGGCGTCGATCTGGCTGGCCTTCACCGCGCCGGCCGAGATCTTGGCCGTCGTGATGGCGTTCGCCTGGATCGTGTCGGAGCTGACGGCCAGGGCAGCGATCTTGCCGGCGACGACCGAGTTGGCGGCCAGCTCGTTGGTGGAGACGGCGTTGGCGGCGATCGTGCCGGCGGTCACCGCCAGCGCAGCCAGGGTGCCGGCCGTAACAGCCTGGGCGGCGATCGTGCCGGCGATGACTGCACCGGCAGCGATCTTGCCGGCGATGACCGCGCCCGCCGAGATCTTCTGAGACGAGATCGCGTTGTCGGTGATCTGGGTCTCTTTGATCTGGCCCGTAACCTTGACAGCGTCCAAGGTTTCGAGCTGAGCGTTCTTCAGCTGACCCGTAATCTGGGTCGCGTTGATCGCCTCGATCTGGATCGCCTTCAGCTTGCCGCGGATGTTGACCGTATCGACGCCGGTCACCCACTTGCCGTCAACGATGTTGTAGAGCAGCCCGTCCGTGGACAGGGTGACGTAAGCCGGCCCGGTGTAGCCGGCGACGGCCGGCAGGGTATCGACTACGCCGATCGGCGAGATGCCCGAAGCGAACTTCGTTGCGCCGATCGCGCCGTCCTTGATCTGGTCGAACTCAACCTGCGCCGACGTGGCCTGGACCGAGCCAGTGAACGTGGTCGCCGGGATCTCGGACGTGTTGACCGGGCGCACCCAGTAGAACTTGGTAAACTTGCTGTTGTCGAACTGGGTCGTGTAGAAGTTACCGTTGACCTTGGCGACCAGCTTTGCTTCGGACAGGTCAGCCCTGTCAGCTTCCCAGACCTCGACGTAGGCCAGATCCTTGTCCTTGGGATTGACCCACATTACGGTCACAGACAAGAAAGCCGCCGACGCGTCCAGCTGCGTAGCAGGACCGGGCGGCTCCATGTTCTTGGCGGCGATGATGTCTACATAGGGCGACCAGCCCGAGACAATCTCGTTGCGCGACACCGACCGAACACGGCCGGTGTACTTCACACCCGCTCGGGCACCCGTGAAGACATCGCTCTCGGTCGTGACGACGTGCCGGACCCAGTCCTCGCTGTCCCCTTCGGACAGCTCGAACTCGTAGTAGCTGAGGTTCGTGCCGGGGACCTTGTTCCAGGTTCCCTTGATGCTGGTGAGCAGATCCCCGGTGTCGGACTTCACCGTGGTAGACGTGAGAGCCAGTCCGCTCGGGATACCCGGATCGTAGACATCGAAGCCGAAGAGAACCGTGTAAGCTTCCTCGATCGAGTAGTTCAGCCCGGACTTTCCGTAGCTGTCGTACACCGCAATGCGGACAAAATACTTCTGGTTCGCGATCACCGGGATGATGATCGGCGTCATGTCGCCGTCGTACTTCGGCTCGGTCTTGGTCGGGTCGAAGCCGGACACCAGCTCGACCCAGGCCAGCGCGCCGATCGCATCGCCGGGCGGCCGGGTGTATTCGATGAACAGGCTCTCAGGCGTGTGACTGAGCTTCGGCTGCGGCGTCTGCGGGGCCGGGTGGAGCACCGTGAGCAGGGCCGGCTCGGAGAAGTTGCCGTCCTTGTCCACCGAGCGCAGCTTCACCGTGAAGCTGCGGATCGGGTTGTTGTTCGTCGCAGCCTTGTTCATCTCCAAGCTGAAGACGAACTCCAAAGTATCCTTGGTCAGATCCTTGCTATAGATGACGTTGTTCGTGCCGCCCAGCACCTCGAACTTGTAGTGATCCAGTAGATCGTCCGTGGCTGCATCCCAGGCGAACTTGGGATCGCGCTTGCGGAAGATCGGGCTCTCGGGCTCATCGACCAGGCGCAGGTTCAGCGGGTTGCCGACCGGCCGGAAGCCGCCGCCGAGCGTGAACGAGATGGCGGCCGGCGGGCTCTCGGTCGTACGGTCGGCCGACAGCGCGACCACGGTGAAGATGTAGTAGCCGCCCCCGATGTTGGGGATCTCGAAGGTCGGGGAGCCCGGCTCGCCGATGACCTCGGACTGCTTGCCCTCGTAGGACTGGTAGACCCGGTAGCCACCGGTCATGCTCGGGCTGGGGGTCCAGCCCAGGATCACGCTGACAGAGCCGTCAGCGCGCGTGACGGCCACGGCCTGGAGATTGGTCACCGCGTAGACGAAGCGGCTCAGCGGGCCGGTCTGCTTGTCGAGGATGTCCCCCAGCTCGACCTTGCCATCCACGAAGGCCCACTTCAGCCGGTTGATCTCGATCGCGGTGATCGAGACGGCATCCGGGTCCTCGCCCTCTTCGATCGAGGTGATGCGGAACGCCTTCGGCGTGCCGATCGAGAAGACGGCCTTCTCGGGCAGGGTCACGTCGAGCGGGCTGGCAAGCGTCAGCGTCGTCGTCTTGCCGGGGCCGTTCGCGATCGGGTACTGGCGGGCCTGGAAGCCGCCCTGCCCGTCACCGACGAAGATGGACAGCGTCAGCGGGATGCCCGCCTCCAGGTAGATCTCGTCGCGCAGCTGCAGCAGGGTCGGGCTGGTGACCGACAGGATGCGGCCGGTGATGACCTCCTGGGCGTTCGGGTCGGCGACCAGCAGGATCTGGAACGGCTGGACGTAGAGCCCCTGCCGGTTGGTCTTGAAGCTGACGATCGTCTTCTCGGTCAGGGCCGTGGCGAGGCGCAGCCGGCCGCGCTTGACCGCCTCGACGCCGTCCGTGCAGCCGACCGCGATGAACTCTTCCGGGTTGTCGCCCTGCACGTCGATCGAGTTCTGGTCATAGACCCGGACACGATCCTCCTTCCACCCGATCAGCGGGTTGACGAAGGAGACCTTGAAGTCGTTCTTGCGGCTCGTGATGTCGGTGAAGCTGTAGGTGAACAGACCATCGAGCACGTTCTCTTGCGTGAACAGCGCCACAGCAGGCTGGTCATCAGCATCAAAGAGGATAGTAGAGTACCCATCTCCCCGATCAACATACCGACCACCGGCCGTGCCGACGATGTAGTTGATCGTTTCATTGATGCTTCTCGGATCGGTGATGTACTCGTTCATGGTGAAGCCATGCGCGTCGCAGTGCTTCCCGAACTCGTAGCAGGCGAGGGGGTCCATCACCTCGGGGTAGTAAGCGTTCTTCCCGTAGCTGGAGTTCATGACGAGATCGTAAGCAACCCAGGCCGGGTTGTTCGAGAACGCCATCTTGAACGTCCCGTCCCAGAACCCGGCATAAGTCCTGGCGTCGGGATCGTAGTTGGTCGGGACGCGGATGATCCTGCCGTCCCAGAGCTGCGTAAACTCCGGGATCGAGCTGAAGGTATCCGTGGCTTTGATCGTCAGATGCGACAGTGCGAGGCCGGGGAAGGAGTACACATCTCGTGTGATCTCCTGGAAGCTCTCCCAGGTTACCTGCGCGAAGAAGTATTTGCTCTCCTTGTCGGCCGCGCGGGTCACGCGAATGTCGTAGGGCTCGTTGATGCGCGCGACCGGGATGCGGATCTCGCGCGGCACGGCCGAGCGGGTCACGCCGGCCGTCACGAACTGGCCGGGTCCGGCCGGCGTCGGCGCGCTGAACTGCTCGCCGGGGTCGTTCCAGTTCACGCCGTTCCAGGCGTAGACTTCCTGGTTCGCGCTCGGGATCAGCAGGAAGTCGTTCGGGCTGACGAGCGTCGGGTCCGGGCTGCGCTGCTGGCCGGTCTGATCGTACCAGCCGGCGCGGGGCGAGCCGAACACGTCGGTCCACGACCAGCGGATGAAGCTGCCGACCTGGGAGTAGCTGAGCCCGGACGGCTCGATCCAGACGTGCTCGGCGCTGTAGATGTGGGGCCGCCAGAACTCTTCGGCCGTATTGAACCACATCGCCCCGGTATTGATCTGGGAGCCAGACGGGGCGACGTTGGTGATGTAGGTCTCGTGGAAGGCGGCGTTCTTGAACGAGCCAGGCTGTTGTGCTCCGGGCCTATAGTTCGAAGCACCGGACCCGATGATCTCGGTGTCCGGCGGCTCGTTCGTGAACGGTACACCCCAAGTCGTGGCGGAGCGCGGCTTGACTTCGATGATGAGGGTCAGGCTCGCAGCGACCTCGTTTCCCTTGTCGTCGGTCAGGAACAACCGGCCGAACACGAAGCGGAGGTCGAGGTAGTCGATCTGGATCTTGGTGCCGGCTGCAACGACCTGCTGGTAGTTGCTCCGCATGTCGATGCCGACGTTCTTCGACGAGCCGGTGCCGCCGAGGTTCGGCAGGATGCTGTCGGCCGGCGTGACGCCGTTGTGGACCCGCAGCTCGAAGTTCGAGATGTTCGGCGTGGTGGTGCCGGGGTCCACCAGGGGCACGTCGCCGACGAGGAAGCCCGAGGCTCCGCCGACCAGGCCTTTGCACGGGCCTTCCGACACCGCCAGGATGACCTCGACGGTGTCGGTGCCGAACAGGCTGTCGTTGAGCCGCGTCGGGGCCTTCGCCGTGCTGCCGCCCAGACTTTTACGCCCCCGCAACGGCTTCATGGTGATCCTTATCCGGCGGCAGTGGTGGCGAGGCTGGAGATGTCGAAGGAGATGTAGTGGCCTCCGACCAGGCGTCTTCCATAGAGGATCGGGATACGGGTGCCAATCGCCACCGTGTTCTTAGGTGCCCCCAAGTAGTAGCTCTTGTTCTGCGCTCCGTCTTTCTTATCCGTCTTCGGTGTATTGAAGAAGGCCAAGACGCCGCCGAGCAACATGGCAGCACCCAAGTTGAACAGGATCGGAGCCAAGACGGTACCGACGCCCGGAATAAACGAGGCGGCGATCAGCGCGGCACCCAGCAAGATCTGCAAGAAGCCGCCCTGCTTTCCGCCATTGAGCTGCGGATAGACGTGGATCTCAGCCGACGTGGTGTTGACGGCCAGAAGGCTTTCGAGGCTTTCGTGCCCGACTACTCTGATCCTTCGGTAGCCTTTGACTGGGTCCGGTCGGAAGCCCGGCAGCTGGGTCGTCAGCATCTTCATCGCCTCGGCGATCGTCGCGGTGTTCACCACGATCGGCTCCGGGTGAATGCTCTTCAGCGAGCCGTGGAGATGGATGCGTCGCTGCATGGATCACGCTTCCGTTGTGGACCTCGTAGACCGAGACCCCGTTGTTGCCGATGATGAAGTGCTGTAGCTCTGGATAGTCGAGGAACGATTTGCGGTCTTCCTCTGTAAGAAGCGAACTAACTTCTGGATGAGTGTGAAAAGCACCCAGAGCGATTTCACTATAGCGATGCAGGTCTTCGCCACGGAAATCAAAGCCGTTAAGCGGATCATGACAGACGTTCTCCGTCTCGACGATCTCCCCGGTCTTCAGCACGAAGCCGATCCTTTCGGGACCGGCTCCGTAGAACTCCAGCAACCTGGTCGGATCGAAAGCCTCATCCATCTGCTGCCCCCCGCGCCTCTTCCAGCCGGCGGCGCATCGCGGGCGGAAGCAGTTCCATCGCGTCGATGGAACCTTCGGTCAGATACTTATCGTACTCGATCTCGGGATGATAGAGCACGGCCATCTGACTGTCTCGGAACAGCGGACGGTTGTAGTTCTCGATACACGACACCTGTCCGATCAGGTGATGCAGGATCTTCTCACCTGGCATCAAGACGCCGCAATGGTTGGCGACCGGGGCACGGATCGACATCAAGGTCACCATGCCCGGCTTCACGTCGCGCGGGTGACCTCGATACGGGACGAACCCCTCCTTGAAGTAGTTCTCCATGAAGAGGTCGCCGCCTTTATCCCACCAGTTCTCGGGACAGGCGTAGTCCGTCAGCTCCATACCGAAGTTGTCGCGATGGAAGTCGCGCACCAGGTGGAAGCAGTGGGCGGTGTGCCAGTCGAAGGCCCGCCCGAGAAGCTGGTCGGTCTTGAAGGTCATCCGCGTGCGGGCCAGTGCCAGGTGCCGGGGACCGGGCCGCCCTCGGCCGGGTCGTGGTAGCGGGCGGTGTAGGCGTGGTCGTCGTGGCCGTCGTCGT